CTGCATTCTCAGAAGTCATATGTTTGGATACAGGTGCCGACAAAGACGAAGCACTTAGCAAGTATGCAGGTTCAGACTGTTGGTGGATCGAAGATAAAGTAGAAAATGCTACTGCTGGTTTGAGATTTGGACTTAAACCAATACTGATTGAACATGGACACAACATGAATGCTGATGTTGATTATCCAATAGTTAAAAATTGGTTGGAAGTTTATAAGCAAATTACCCAAATGTAACAAAACTGTAATATCTATTTGCTTAAATAATATAAGCAAAAAGAGGAGCCGGGTATGGATTGGTTAACAGTTATTATAGAAAAATTTATAGACAAACATTTCAAACCAAAACCGGACATAAAATATTTGTCCGGCAAAGGCAAATAGGGCAGCTTTTACACTGCCCTTTTTTTATGTTGCATATAACTCCAATACTGTGTCAATAATTGGATGACGTTGTATGTCTTTGTTAGTCATATAACAAACTGCTAGACCTTCACGTTTTGTTTCTAGTCGTTTGCATAGATCAATAAGTCCATTGTTGTGAACAGTTCTATCTGTTTGTTCTACGTCTCCTGTAATCACTATTTTACTATTCTCACCAATACGTGTCATTAACATTTTCATCTGACTTGGCGTTGCGTTTTGCATCTCGTCTGCTATAATCCAAGCGTCCTTAAACGTTCTACCACGCATAAATGCCAATGGTGAAATTTCAATGGTTTGATTTTCTAGCATTGCCGTGACTTCTTTTGCTGAATAATACTCACGTAGTACATCAAACAATGGTCTAGTCCATGGTTCCATTTTGCTATTTAAATCGCCTGGTAAAAATCCGTGTTTCTCATCGTCCACTCCCACTGCTGGTCGTGTCAGTATAATACGTTCGCAATGACCAAGTCTGAATGCTTTAATAGCCGCAAGCATAGCCAAATAGGTTTTACCCGTGCCTGCTGGGCCTGTAGCAACCACAATACTTTGTGTGCCATCAAGTAGATTCAGTATAAGTTTTTCTTGGTTGATTGACTTCGGACGAAGTTCGATATTGCGTTGTTTGTATGCTTCGTTGAAGTTAATGGTGTTGTCTTGTTGTTTACGATTGTATTTTTCTTTGCGTTTAGCTCGAGACATTGTAACTCCTTACAATTGGGTTGATTATTCGCTACCCATACTAATACTTAGGCCAATGCACCGGTATAATATAACAGCACTAATTTTTAAAATTTCAGTACTAAATAAACGAACGATCAAATGCACAGTAATTTTCACTAACAGACAACTCAGCTAAATACAGTTATGAAATTAGAAGACTCAGAAATTTTTAAGAACGACGAAGACTACTGGATGATTGCTGACAACATCAAAGGTATCTATATGAGTGACGGCAGTATGAATGTACTGTTGGACTTTGAAAGAGTTCTCAACGAACTTGATATTTTTGCATTCCGCAATTGGGAACTAGGTGAACTAGTAGCCGGTCCGGATCAAGGTCCTTACAAAGTAAGTTGCACGTTTTTATGGCCAGCAAAACTAATGCCAGACCCACGTGGTGCAATGCGTTTACTGCCTTTTGATTGTGAGATCAAATGGAAGAAGACCAAGATGAAAGTTCCTGTTAAAATTAAAAATCCAAGTGATTTCAAACCGGGAACGAAAGTTGCTAGACTGGAAGAAAAACCTGTTTGGTTGGTAGAAATTGTTATGCCAAAGAGTTTAATGAGTGATATTAGAACTGGTTCTGTTGAACTAGAAGATGAAACAATTGACCTACAAGATCTAGATGATGCATACAGTCAAGACTTGGATCAGCAACAGATGATGGATCAAGGTACACAAGAAGAGATGGATGCCAATGTCCAAATTTAATTTAAACGAAGGCTTAGGCTACAAAGACCTAGCAGGTATGCTTAAGAACACAATGTATATTGATGACTTTGCATCAAAGATGGGCGACGATGATGAGATTGTTGTTGCAAGTTTCTTTGTTAGAGATCATCAAGCAGCCGTTGACCTTGTCAACTGGTTTGAAAAAGGTTATGATTTTATTCTAGATGCTGATATGTCACCAGGAGAAATCAAACCCAATAGATATCTGGTTTACGTTGAAATGAAACGTAGAAGTTACACTGCTGATAATCTTGTACAACTACTAGATGACTTCAGCACACTAACTGAGTACGAAGGCGATGGATGGACCATGGGTTACAAAGGCGAAGAAATGCCTTTCACTGTAGACCAGTTTAACCTAGTAGTTCCAACATCACCAAAAGCCTATAGAGAACGTGAGCAATTTGATCTCAATGAGATGAGAACTGCAGCCGGTCTTCCTACCAAAGCTATATACAACAAAGACAAAAAAGCACAAGACATTAAGAATCTGTTAACCAACGCAGGAATGTAAATGCCCTATAATAGAGTTGTCGCTTTTGGCGATAGTTTCACTCGAGGTGATGAGCTGACTAATTGGAATTGTCCAGATAATGCATTTGTTCCATATAGTATATCTACATGGCCTGCATTGATTGCAAAATCACTCAATTGTGACTACAAATGTTATGCAATTGGTGGACGTGGCAATCAATGGATAAGTTATCAAGTCTCTTCTAAGATTAAAAAAGATACATTATATATTGTGAATTGGACATGGTTTGAAAGGTTTGATTATATTGATCTTACAACAGACGACTGGACGACAACTCATCCGCGTCATAAAGACAAGTTAGATCATTATTTTTATCGTAATTTAGATAGTAATATATGGAACTTGCATAGAAACTTACAACAAATACACAGTACTATTTCTTTATTAAAACAAAACAATGTTAATTTCATTATGACTTGTTTAGATACACACTATAGTCTTACCTACAATGATATGCGATCTCCATCACTACGTACCGCTAGTTGGATAAATGCAATATCAAGTTTACAAGAGCAAGTATTACCACACATAGTGGACTTTGAAGGTATAAGTTTTTTGGAATGGAGCAAGCACAACAGTTTTGAATTAGGACCAAACGGTCATCCACTTGAACATGCTCATTCGAAGGCTGCTAATTATATACTTGACAAGTGCAATAAATACCTATATAATAAGAGGATAGAATAAATGGATATTGATAAATTAAGAGAAGAGATTGCTTATGACGAAGGCTCAGTTAATGAAATATACCTCGACCATCTCGGCTTGCCTACTTTCGGTATTGGTCATTTGGTGCTTGATAGTGATCCTGAATATGGACAAGAAGTTGGAACACCTGTCTCACAAGATAGATGCAATTCAGCCTTTGACAGTGACGTCCAAACCGTCCTCTCCGACTGCGAGCGATTATATCCTGACTTTAATGACCTCCCAGAAGAAGTCCAACTGATTGTTGCAAACATGATGTTTAACATGGGTCGTCCAAGATTGAGCAAGTTCAAAGGTATGAAACGTGGAGTAGACTCAAAGGATTGGAACAGTGCCGCAGACGAAATGGTTGATAGTCAATGGTACAGGCAGGTAACAAAACGTGCAGATAGATTGGTAGCACGTATGAGAGCAGTACAAATAGATGATTAAACTTTATGCAATGTTAATTGTTATAGCACTGTTAGGTGGTGCTGGTTACGGAGCCTATGCCTACTACAAAGACAGTCAAGAACGCATTGCTACACTTACAACCAACAATGCAAAGTTAGATACTGCTGTTAAAACCAGTGAAGCTGCAATTGCTAGTATACAAGCAGACATGAAGAAAGTCAACACACAACTTAAAAAAGTCAGCAGTGACTTTGCAGACATAAGAAATCAAAATAATAAATTAGCAGAGAAACTAGAAAACATTGATCTAGGAATACTTGCAATCAACAAACCCAAGATCATAGAACGTGCAATCAACGGCGGAACTAAAAACGCAGGAAGATGTTTTGAAATACTAAGTGGAGCACCGTTTACAGCAGCAGAGAAGGAGGCAAAAAATGCTAAGTCATTCAATAAAGAATGTCCTTGGTTGTGGCCTGGTAATACTGCTACTCAGTAGTTGTAGTTCGCCTATATCAAAACTTGAAGTAAGTAGCAAAGCCGTAGACAAGCCAGTATTAACACTACCACCTGTTGATGTTGTGCGTATGCGTACTGTTGACTGGATGATAATCACAGAAGCAAACTTTGCAGAAGTTGTTGCTAAAGCAAAAAAAGATGACAAGACTATTGCATTCTTTGCACTAACTGATGAAGGTTACGAAGCTCTTGGATTGAACTTTTCAGATATACGTGCATTGGTACAACAACAAAAAGCAATCATTGGCAGTTACGAAACCTACTACAACAACATAGAAAAACTAGAAAAACAAAAAGTCAAAAAAGATGTTGACAAATGGAAGTTTTTCTAGTACAATTACACAATGACAGATTTATACAACACATTGGGCGTGAATAAAAACGCATCTGATAGGGATATCAAGACGGCTTATAAGAAAAAAGCAATGGAGCATCATCCTGACAAAGGTGGTAATGCAGACAAGTTTGCCGAAGTTAGCAATGCATACGAAACACTAAAAGATCCACAAAAACGTGCATTCTACGATCACACAGGATCAACAGATCAAAGACAACAAGGATTTAACCAACAACGTGGACCGTTTGGTTTTGAAGATATCTTCAGTCAAGTATTTAGACAACAACGTCAACAACAACGTCCAGCAGAAGCTAGAATAAACATAGCAATTGATATGGCAGATTCAATACGTGGAGGAAAACGTGTACTTGGTGTACAGACTCCGTTGGGTACAAGCAATGTTGAAATAGAAGTGCCTAAAGGAATCATACATGGTG